ATACCCAGTCAGCGATGGATTTCATTCTCGGCTCTAACAGTAAGGATCAGAGCGACAAATTAACAGGCTGGATTGGTGAGATTGCCTCTTACTACTCAGCAGCACCAGTGCGGCTCGGTGGGGCAAAGGTTCCGCATCTGATGCCGGGTGACTCTCTGAACCTGCAATCTGCGCAGGATACCGATAACGGGTTTTCGACATTTGAACAATCATTACTTCGTTATATTTCTGCCGGGCTGGGTGTGTCATATGAACAATTGTCGAGAAACTACTCTCAAATGAGTTATTCGACAGCCCGCGCAAGTGCTAACGAATCCTGGGCCTTCTTTATGGGACGGCGTAAATTTGTTGCTTCGCGCCAGGCTTGTCAGATGTTTCTTTGCTGGCTGGAAGAAGCGATTGTTCGCCGCGTCGTCACTTTGCCATCGAAAGCGCGATACAGCTTCCAGGAGGCGAGAAGCGCGTGGGGTAACTGTGACTGGATTGGTTCCGGGCGTATGGCGATCGATGGCCTCAAGGAAGTTCAGGAGGCCGTGATGCTGATTGAGGCGGGACTAAGCACCTACGAGAAAGAATGTGCTAAACGTGGCGATGATTATCAGGAAGTCTTCGCGCAACAGGTACGTGAAACAGTGGAGCGAAGAGCTGCCGGATTAAGACCTCCAGCCTGGGCTGCTGCTGCTTTCAATTCCGGGTTGAATAAATCAAATGAGGAGGATAAGGATGACGCCAGAGTTGCGTAATCTCCCACATATCGCCAGCCTGGCCTTTAATGAGCCGCTACTTCTTGAGCCCGCCTATGCGCGGGTTTTCTTTTGCGCGCTTGCCGGGCAACTTGGTATTACCCGGCTGACCGATACGGTCGCGGGTATCAGCCTGGGACCAGAGCAGATATCAGAACCGCTTGCCCTGTTTGGTGATGGCGACGACGTTGGAACGCGCCCAACGCGGAGCTATCTGGTAACGAATGGCATTGCTGTTTTACCAATATCAGGAACGTTGGTCAGTAAAACCCGCTCTCTCCAGCCTTATTCCGGCATGACGGGTTACAACGGGATCATTGCCCGGATGCAGCAAGCCATCAGTGACCCCGGTGTTGATGGCATCCTCCTGGATATGGATACACCAGGCGGAATGGTCGCAGGTGCTTTCGACTGTGCGGATGTCATTGCCAGAATGCGTGAAATTAAACCTATCTGGGCATTAGCCAATGATATGAACTGTAGTGCGGGGCAACTTATCGCCAGCGCTGCTACTCGTCGTCTGGTCACTCAGACAGCTAAAACCGGCTCTATCGGCGTCATGATGGCTCACAGCAATTATGGAACCGCCCTCAAGGCCAACGGTGTTGAGGTCACTCTTATTTACAGCGGTGAGCACAAGGTAAAGGGTAACCCCTATGAGAAGTTGCCCGAAGATGTGCGGGCAGATTTTCAGACTCGTATTGATGCCACCCGGCAGATGTTTGCTGAAAAAGTGTCAAGTTATACCGGGTTGAGTGTTCAGGACGTACTTAACACTGAAGCAGCCGTTTTTTCCGGTCAGGAATCAGTAGACAACGGCCTGGCCGATGAGCTGGTTAACAATATCGATGCACTCAATGTTATGCGTGAATCGCTTGATCAACGTAAAAAATCTTTCGCAGGAGTAAATATGAAAACCACAGATTCAGCGGCTTCAGCCATCCCATTAGTTTCCCTTACTGTGGGCGGTGGTGATGAAGCTACAGCGATTACAAATCCTGCTGCAACATCGGTACCGGATGTGAATGCTCAAGTGCTGGCAGCGGTAGCAGCAGAAAATAGCCGGATTATGGGGATTTTAAACTGTGATGAGGCGAAGGGACGTGAATCACAAGCGCGAGTGCTGGCTGAAACCCCGGGCATGACCATTGAAGGTGCTCAACGCATTCTTGCATCAGCACCAGTAAGCGCTCAGGCACGTACAGATACCGCGCTTGATCGTCTTATGGAGGCTGCACCTGGTGCGGTATCAGCTGATGCCTCATCCATGAATGCCGACAACGATTTATTAAACACCCCCGTATAAGAGGCTCTTATGGCGATTACTGAAACTTTTACCCACAAACAACCACTTGGAAACAGTGACCCGGCCCATACGGCAACGGCGCCAGGCAAACTGACCGCAGCTACTCCAGCAATGACACCTCTGATGCTTGATGCCACATCGAATAAGCTGATTGCCTGGGACGGTAGTAAAGCCGGAGAGGCGGTAAGTATTCTGGCGTTACCTGCCGATCAAAGCAGCACGGCGCTGAACGTTTATAAGTCAGGCTCTTTCCGTATTGAAGACGTTATCTGGCCTGTTGCTGTAACTGATGAAAACAAAAAACGTAATGCCTTTGTCGGTACTGCGATCAGTATCGTCTAAACCACTGTCTAAATACCGAAAATCATCCATAAGGGCCGCATAAGCGGTTTTTTTTACGGGAAAAATTTATGTCCATTTACACAACAGCCCAATTACTGGCGGTCAATGAGAAGAAGTTCAAGTTTGACCCGCTTTTCCTGCGCATCTTCTTCCGTGAAAGTTATCCGTTTCCCACGGAAAAAGTTTATCTCTCGCAAATCCCCGGCATGGTGAACATGGCGTTATATGTGTCACCTATTGTTTCCGGCAAGGTTATTCGTTCCCGTGGTGGCGCGACCTCGGAGTTTACGCCGGGATATGTCAAACCAAAGCATGAAGTTAACACGCAGATGACTTTGCGCCGTCTTCCCGATGAAGACCCGCAAAATCTTGCTGATCCTGCTTATCGCCGCCGTCGCATCATTCTGCAGAATATGAAGGATGAAGAACTGGCTATTGCTCAAGTTGAAGAGATGCAAGCGGTATCCGTAGTTTTAAGCGGTAAATACACTATGACGGGTGAAGGATTTGAGCCTGTTGAAGTCGATACGGGTCGTAGCGCGGGCAATAATATTACTCAGGCTGGTGCGGCGGCCTGGTCTACTCGTGACAAAAAAACCTATGACCCGACCAATGATATTGAAGCTTATGCATTGAATGCCAGTGGAGTGATTAACATTATTGTGTTCGATCCTAAAGCTTGGGCATTGTTCCGTTCCTTCGAAGCCGTGGAAAAAAAGCTGGATACGCGTCGTGGCTCTAAGTCAGAACTTGAAACTGCCCTGAAAGACTTAGGAGAGGTAGTCTCTTACAAAGGCATGTATGGCGATGTGGCTATCGTTGTTTATGCCGGACAATACGTCGAATCTGACGCTAAAAAGAACTATCTTCCTGATCTGACGATGGTCTTGGGTAACACTCAGGCGCGTGGACTTCGGACTTATGGTTGCATTCAGGATGCGGATGCCCAGCGCGAAGGCATTAATGCTTCAACACGTTATCCGAAGAACTGGATACAGACGGGAGACCCAGCACGCGAATTCACCATGATCCAGTCAGCCCCTCTAATGCTGCTTGCCGACCCGGATCAGTTTGTTTCCGTAAAACTGGCGTAATTGATGGCCCTTCGGGGCCGTTATCTTTTCTGGAGTAAATTTCATGAATAAAGATGATCTTATTGTCCGGCTAACGGAATTGGGTAAGAAGTTAAACCGTGAAGTTATCCTGACCGGTTCAAAAGAAGATTTAACATTACGCGTCACCGAGCTGGAGGAAGAGCTGGGTGATGAAGGTGATGGCGATGAAGGAGAGGGTACGCTTCTACTGAAGTCCATTGGTGGAATTCAGCAGCAACAGACACCTGAAAAAACTGTACAGAATACAGCTGCAGGTGAGCTGGTTTTTGTTAAAACATTGGTCACGTTACATATTGACGCTCTGCATGAAAATCGTAATGAAAAACTGACGATTGTTGAGCCTGGCGTGGTTGTTCGTGTTTCTCAACAGGATGCTGATGACCTGATTGATCAGGGTTTGGCCAGCGAACACTAAAGGTGGCGCGGTGGTTAATTTTGACAATATCTTTGATGCCGCGATTTCTCGCGCAGACGACACCATCATTGAGACGATGGCTTCCCCGATTCATATCACCAGTGGAACGATGAAGGATGCTGTTATATCGGGTGTATTTGATGATCCTGAGAATATCAGCTACCCCGGTAGCGGCCTTCGAATTGAGGGTAGCAGCCCGACTCTTTTTATTAAAACAAACCTTGCCAGTCAGTTACAGCGCCCGGACACACTAACCATTAATGGAGAGGTTTTCTGGGTCGATCGCATAGGACCAGATGACTGTGGTTCTTGCCATGTCATTTTAGTGCGGGGGGCTCCGCCTGCAAGCAGCAGGCGGCGTTAAGGAGTTTGTCATGGCGATTAAAGGGCTTCAACGAGCAATCGAAAACCTCAACAGTCTTACCCGGGTCATGGTTCCCCAAGCAAGCGCATGGGCTATTAACCGGGTCGCTGCCAGTGGCGTGTCTGCCGCAACTCGACAAGTGGCGAAAGAAACCGAGGCAGGCGATAACCGTGCTAAAGGGATACCACTAAAACTCGTCAAGCAAAGGGTCAAGGTGAGTAAGGCATCACCCACTGGACGTGCTACCGCAAAAATCAAGGTCAACAGGGGGAACCTGCCAGCTATCAAATTAGGTGCTGCTCAGGTCAGAACAACCCGTCGTAAAGGTCCGCTGGCCAGAAAAAACAGCGTGCTTCGTATCGGACGTTACGTATTCCGAGATGGTTTTATCCAGCAGTTAGCGAATGGTCGCTGGCATGTGATGAAGCGTATTGCGGGGAAAAGCCGATACCCGATTGACGTTGTAAAAGTTCCTATGGCTGAACCTCTCACAACAGCATTTGAGAGAGAGAAAAAACGGATGCTTGAAGAGGAGATGCCTAAACAGCTGGTATACGCACTGAAACAACAACTGAGGTTATATCTGAAGCGATGAAAAACTCCCTTATCAGAAAAGCCGTTCTTGATGCCCTTGAAAAAGGGATAGGGATCGGAGCTATTTTCTTCGATGGTCGGCCTGCTGTCATTGAGCCTGATGATTTCCCAGCAGTGGCAGTTTATCTCACTGATGCGGAATACACCGGTTCCGAACTGGATGCTGAGGTTTGGTCAGCAACGTTGCATATTGAGATTTTTTTACCCGCGCAGGTGCCAGATTCTGAGCTTGATGAATGGATGGAGGGCCAAGTTTACCCAGTGATTTCGGGGATTGACGGTATTGGTGATCTCATAACGTTAATGGTGCCACAAGGCTTTGATTATCAGCGGGACGATGATATGGCGCTCTGGAGTTCAGCTGATATGAAATATTCAATTAATTACGAAATGTAAGGACGTAATCATGGCTACACCGAATCCGCTGGCACCTGTTAAAGGCGCTGGAACAACACTTTGGATGTATACCGGGGCGGGTGATCCCTACGCGAACCCGATGAGTGATACCGACTGGATACGATTGGCGAAAGTCAAAGAACTGACGCCGGGAGAAATGACGGCTGAATCTTATAATGACAGCTATATCGATGATGATGATGCCGACTGGAGCAGTTCTGCGCAGGGTGAAAAATCTGCGGGAGATACTTCTGTTACCTTAGGCTGGATGCCTGGTGAAGTGGGTCAGCAATCTGTGGTTGACTGGTTCACCCAAGGTGATATCCGTGGGTACAAGATAAAGTATAAAAATGGCGCTGTTGATGTCTTTCGCGGCTGGGTGAGTGGTCTGGGTAAAGCTATTCAGGCGAAAGAAATGATCACGCGAACGGTCAAAGTTACTAATTCTGGTAAGCCATCACTAGCCGAAGATTCTCGACCTGCTGTTGTCCTCGTATCCAGTGTGACAGCAAGCCCGGCAACCGGAACGGTTACGGTAGGCAAAACAGCGACGGTGACATTTAATATTTTACCAGCTAATGCATCGGATAAAACATTACGTATTGCATCCTCCAATCCAGCTTTTGGCACTGTGACGGCACAGGATAATGTTGCAACCTTAAAAGGTGTTGCGGTTGGCGTGGTGGATATTGTTGCAATGACAGCGGATGGACGCCTGGTCGCAACGGCTCGTCATACTGTTACCGCCATTTAATCTGTTATCGAATTATCTTTCCTCTCACAGGCTCCATACGGAGCCTTTTTTACAGGTGTTCCTATGTTCCTTAAAAAAGAAGATTTACCTATTCGCGGTGTCTCTGTTGTGCTCTTCGAGCTGACTGCTTTGCAACGGCTGGAGTATTTTGAATACTTAGCCAGCCTGGAAGCCAGTTTGCCTGAAGATACGATTAACCTAAAGCAGCAAGCATTGCTGTCAAAGCTAAATCTGAACGCCAATGTGTGGCTAATTTCGCGCTCACTCTGGCATAACACTCCAGAATTAAAAGAGGATGATATTTATAAAGATATTGAGCGTACATGGCCATCTGAAGCGATTAATCTGGCGGTGGAGAAAATTATGGTGTTGAGCGATATGCAGCCTAAAGTCCCAGAATCAGAAGATACCGAGGCTGAGGCTATCCCGGTTCAGGACAAGCCCCTGGCAAAATAGCCGCCCGTGAACATGCTTTCATTTATCGTTTAGCGCATGAGTTTCGTCGACCAGACTGGCGCGCGATGCTAAGTGGCATGGGGGCGACAGAGTACTCTGGCTGGGTTACGCATTTTGGTTCTGTGCCATTCAGCGATCAGTTACTGGATGCTGAGTTTTCCACGATGAAAGCATTGATTGCCAGCATGTTTACGGGTAATAGCGAGATATCAGCCGCTGATTTCAGTCTGTTAGGGATACCAGACGATGATGACAGTGTAGATATGAGTGATGATGAATTAATGCTGGCCGGAGAAGGGCTTTACGGAGGGGTGCGTTATGTCCCAGCAGATCAGTGATCTGGTTATTAATCTTGATGTAGATAATGCCTCATTTACCGAAAAAATAGCGCGTATTAAAGGTCAGCTTACAGGGATGGCTGATACCTCTGAGCTTTCCAGTCAGAGAATGGCACGGTTTGCTGAACGCCAGGCTCAGGCGATGAAACAACTGGAAACCGCAGGGAGTCAGGCTGCTGTTTCCATTCAGGAAAAGCATGCTGCTGCCACGACAGCAATAGAAGGTGACTGGCAAAAAGCCTCTCAAGCGTTGCAAGAAACACATAATCGGGTAGGGTCTCTGTCGCAGAAGATTGCTGATAACGACGCTAAAACGGCAGAGAATGCACGACGACAAGATGATGCTACGGAGACGTTTTTCCGGCAAATTGATGCTGTTAACCGGCTATCAAGTGAAACGCAATCATTAACCACGATCCAAACGCAACTTAGACTGGCTCGCGATCAGGGTAATATCAGCCAGCAAGACTACTTGGGATTAGTTGCCCGAACAACCGCAAAGGGCATAGAGCTCAGGCGCGAAGAGGAAAAATCGACAGCAGAAACCAACAGGGCTGCGCAGGTAAAAAATAAATTTATCCAGTCCCTGGCGAGTCAGGCTGCAACATTTGAAGCCTCCAAATCTGACATTATGGAGTATCAGGCGGCACTTAATGGTGTCTCTTCTGAAGCGGCTCCGTTTATTGCTCAGGTCAGGCAAATGGAATTTGCGATAGCGAATGAAGCGGCCCAAAACAAGCTAGCAGCTCAGGCTATCAGGGAAAAGGCCACCGCCGACAGGCAGGCAGCAGCGGAAGCAAAAAGAACAGAATCAGCACAAAAAAGCTTTATTGATTCACTGCAAAACCAGACGGACGCTATAGGGAAGACGCAATCAGAATTGCTGGCGTTAAAAGCGGCACAAATGGGCGTATCTACCCAGGCAGCACCTTTTATTGCTAAATTGCGTGAACAAGAAGCCGCCTGGAAAACAGGTGCGATATCAGCGGGCCAATATCGCCAGGCGATGCGAATGCTACCAGCACAGTTTACGGATATCGCCACCTCTATCGCGGGTGGCATGCCGTTATGGCTGGTGATGATTCAGCAGGGTGGGCAAATAAAAGACTCGTTCGGTGGCATAGGCAATATCTTTGAAATCATTAAAGAGAAGTTTTTCGGCATTAATGATGCGAGTGATGAAGCCAGTAGCTCCCTGTCTGACAGTGCGAATGGTTTAGCTGAAAACGCAGAGAATGCAGGAAAACTGTCCTCGATCCTGTCCCCTACCAAGATTGGGATTCTGGGGCTTGCTGCTGTTGTCGGAACGTTAACGTACGCCTGGTTTAAGGGAAGCAAAGAACAGTCTGAATTCAGTAAATCATTAATTCTTACGGGTAACCGTGCTGGTGTAACTTCCGGGCAACTTGCTGATATGGCCAGCTCGATTGCAGCAAATACGGGTAACTCCACTGCCGCTGCGGCTGAGGCATTGAACCGGGTTGTTTCTGGTGGGAAGGTAGCCAAAGACTCATTGCAGTCTGTCACTTCCGCTGTGGTGGCGATGAATGACGCTACAGGCGATTCAATTGATAGTCTGGTTTCTGACTTTGAGAAAATTGCTAAAAGTCCGGTCGCGGCGATATCTGAACTTAATGAGAAGTATCGTTTCCTGACACTGACTACCTACAATCACATTAAAGCTCTGCAAGATGAGGGTAATCAGCAGGAAGCCGCCCGGATTGCTACAGAAACCTATTCAGCCACCATGAAGCAGCGCGCTGAACAAATTCAGGAAAGCCTCGGCACTTTACAGCAGTCCTGGAAATGGCTGGGTGATGCGGCTAAGGGCGCGTGGGATTCGATGCTGGATATTGGCCGCGAAGTCTCAATAGAGCAAAAAATTGCAGATGCCAGCAGTCATTTAGATCGCGTCCAGAAGGAACTGTCTGATTTACAGAAAGGTCAGAGTAACCACATGGGGCCGTATGGTGCGTGGAAATCTGACGATCTGAGTCGTCTTGAGAAAGCTAAAAGTCTGGCAAAAGAGCGGTTAGAAGGCCTGCTCAGCGAAAAAATTGCTCAGGATGTCATTAACAACGCTTTCACTGACGGTAATGCTCTTCAACAGAAAAGTATTGCAGCTCAGCAGTATGTCGATGGCCTGGTAAAAGATACGCTGAGTAATGAAGAAAAACGCGTAAAAGCTCAGGACCTGCTGACCCAGAAAATAAAAGAAGGGGCAATAATCAGCAGGGAAGAAGAGGCCCGTCTTCGCAAGAATATCAACGATAAGTATAAAGACCCTGTAACACCAAAGGGTAAGGCTTATACCCCCCCGGCTGGTATTCAGGACGAAGATTCCGCCCAGGCTGATTTACTGGCATTACAGGCTCAGCTTCAGACCTTGAAAGAACATAAGTCACTCAATGATGCTATCAGTCAGCAGCGTAAAGACTTATGGAGTTACCAGGCGAAAATAAACATTCTTCAGCAGGCTCAGGACGGACCACTTAAGCGCCAGTTGTCAGTAAAAGAGCAATCATTACTGGCAAGTTCTCAGCAGATACTAGCCCTAAAAGAGCAGCTTGCTTTGCTGGGTGATCAGATCACCGCTCAGGAACAGCTTAATAAGCGTAATGATTCCTCTCAGAAGTACGTTAATCAGATGGCTGAGAAACAGGCAGCGTTAAAAGCCAGTTCAACGCTAAGCGACAGAGAGACGGGAAGAGAGTCTGTTTTTGCCCAGTTACGCAGCGGCTGGCAGAACGCTGGTGGTTCACTGGATGATGCAGGTTATAAAAAACAGTTGGATGCAGCAAAGGGTTACTTTGCTGAAGAAGACAAATTGCGCGGCGACTGGAAAGCGGGTGCTCAAAAGAGCTGGGCTGATTATTCTGATGCAGCAACCAATGTCTATGATCAGATGAAAAATGCTGGGTCGAGTGCATTAAGCGGCCTGTCGTCTCAGCTAACTTCTTTCATTACCACTGGTAAATCCAGCTTCAAGGATTTTACCAAAAGCATCCTTAGCATGCTGACGGAAATACTTGTCAAAATGCAGTTGGTTAATGGGGTTAATAGCATCATGGGTGCATTTGGCGGCGGCAGTGTTATAGCTAATGCCAATGGTGGTGTTTATAACTCTGCATCACTGAGCGCATACAGCGGTAGCATTGTTGATAGCCCCACTTTCTTTGCGTTTGCTAAAGGTGGCGGCGTGATGGGAGAGGCGGGGCCAGAAGCTATTTTACCTCTACGCCGTGGTGCGAACGGTAAGTTGGGTGTAGTAGCCGGTAATGCAGGTGGTGGAAGTCCTACGTTTCAAAACACTATTATTCTTCAGAGTGATGGCACCACGGCATCCAAAACCTCTGGCAGCACTGATGCCATGAGTCAGGCCATGATGAAGATGATGGATAAGTTTTGCCAGGACTGCATGCTTAAAGCGCTGCGTCCTGGAGGTGTACTTTTCAACGCCATGCGTTCCCGCTAATTCTCATAAGGTAACCTATGACAATTGAAACTTTTATGTGGCCTACACAGGTTGCAGGCCAACCTGCGACCGAATACAACGCGACAATCCGTAAAGTACAGTTTGGTGATGGATACAGCCAGGTATCTGAAGATGGGATTAATTCAGAACACATTAAATTTCCATACTCATATCGCGGTTCGCTGGAAAAAGCGATCTCCATCAGAGATTTCTGTCGGCGGCATCGTACAAAGTCATTTATCTGGACCCCGCCGCACGGTGAGCAGGGGTTGTACCGTGTCGAGGCTGCATCAATACGGATGGTTCCCAACGGAAAAACTCAGGCAACCATTACCGCTAACTTTGAGCAGACATTTTCCGCTTAAGTATCTATCGCCTCTTCATTATTGGAAGTAAGGGGAGGGTGAATATTGTTTGGTATGAATGTAGTATAAAGTTAGATGGGTAATATTTATAAAAAGGAGTAGGGAATTGAATAAAATACTATTGGCTTCACTTGCTGTGTCAATAACATTTCTATGCGGCTGTGTATCCAATCCCACTTTGTCTGAAGTAAATAATGCTGATTATGGCCCCATGCCGAGCAAAGAATTATATGAAGGTAAAATAAGAAGCTACCAAGAAAGCAATCTTAAAGACCCTGATTCGGCAAAGTATAATTTTTCAGAGCCACATAAAGGCTGGTGTAAGTTTAATGGCGAAGTTAATTACGGGTGGATTGTTGACTACACCTTAAATGCTAAAAATAGTTATGGTGGATATGTTGGTGCAAAGCCACAGTTTTCATTCATAAAAAATACTAAAGCGTATCATCCAGAATATTTTATGAGAGATATGTGTGGTTCTTAGTCATAAGGTTAAATGAGAACTTAATTTTTATAAAAAAGACTTCTTTATAGAGGTCTTTTTTTATTGTGCTAAATCCGCCGCGTTAACCCTGATCCAGTACCAGGCAATGGAGTGATGTTGCTGCGATACTTAAATAGGCTCATTCACTATGATCATTAACGATATTCAAAAGCTCGAACCGGGCAATAAAATACGACTTATTTCCGTGGATGGTTCTGCCTTCGGAGCCGATATTCTGCGCTTTCATGCAAACACCATCCCCCATACACCAGAAGAGATAGCCGCTTCAGGTGGTGATGAGTCAAAGTTGCTGGCGAAGTCAGTTTGGTTTGATGGTGAGGAATATGGAGCTTTTCCGTTTGAAGTTAAGGGACTGGAAACGTCGAGTGATGGGCAGGCAGCACAGCCCACTCTGAGCGTTGCCAATATCGATGGCGTTGTGACGGCGCTTTGTCTTCATTTCGATGATATGGCTCAGGCCAAAGTCACCATCATTGATACGCTTACTCACTACCTGGATGCCCTAAACTTTCCGGATGGAAATCCATTAGCTGATGCTTCTCAGTGTTATAAGCAGGTTTTCTTCATTGACAGAAAAATCAATGAGGTGGTGGGTGAGGTGGTTGAATTTGAGATGTCCAGCCCTATGGCTCTGCAGGGGCGAGTTATTCCAACGCGACAAATCAGCGCTATCTGTACCTGGTCGAGTCGCAATCAATATCGAACCGGTAATGGCTGCTCCTATAACGGCTCACGAATGTTTGACCTTAAAGGCAACCCGGTAACTGATCCTTCTCAGGATAAATGTTCTGGCCTGCTGACTGACTGTAAAGCGCGCTTTGGTGCTGATGAACAGCTTGATTTTGGCGGCTTTCCCGGAGCATCGCTGATACGGAGGTAATATGCGAGATAAAACAACAGCGGCCATTCTTGTCCACGCAGAGGCTGAATATCCGCGTGAATGTTGTGGTGTGGTGGCTCAGAAAGGCCGGGTAGAGAAATATTTTCCTTGCCGCAATATCACAGACCTGCCTGAAGAGCAGTTTGAATTATCCGCTGAAGATTATGCCGCTGCAGAGGATTGGGGAACCATTACCGCCATCGTGCATTCACATCCCGGTGACGGGGCGACGACACAGCCAAGTGAACTGGATATGCTCCAGTGTGATGTTCATGGTTTACCTTGGGTTATTGCGTCGTGGCCAGAAGGTGATATACGGACGGTTATGCCGCGTAGTGAGCGACAACTGGAGGGGCGCGCCTTTGTGCTGGGTTATGCCGATTGTTGGTCGCTGATAATGGACTGGCACCGCAAGCAGGGTATTGAGTTAAAGAACTACAGCGTTGATCGACTCTGGTGGGAAAAGGGCGAAAATCTCTATATGGATAACTGGTATGCCGAGGGGTTTCGTGAAGTCAGTGCGCCGAGTCCGGGCGATGTAGTGATGATGCAGATTAGCGCTAGTGTGGTTAATCATGCCGGCATTCTTCTTGAAGATAACCAGTTACTCCACCACCTCTACGGGCAGTTGTCCTGCAAGACTCCCTACGGTGGAGAGTTGCGTGAACGAACCATCAAAATTGTCAGGCATAAGGATTTGTCATGAATGAACTCAAAACGATTCGCCTGTATGGCAAGTTAGGCGCAATGTTTGGGCGGGTGCATCGGCTTGTTGTCGATACCCCTGCAGAAGCCTGTCGCGCACTGTCCGTAATTATTCCTGGCTTTGAGCAGTATATGTCTACCGCACACATGCAAGGCGTCAGGTTTGCCGTTTTTAAAGGGAAGCAGAACATCGGCCAAGATGAGTTGACGCACTGTTGTGGCGGCTCGGATATTCGTATTGCCCCTGTAATATCAGGAAGTAAACGCGCTGGTGTGCTGCAAACAATCCTTGGCGGCGTAATGATGGCTGTAGCCGCTTTTGGTATGTTTACCGTTTGGGGGCAGGCATTGGGCGGTAGTGTATGGGGATCGTATCTGATGCAGGCCGGTGCTGCTATGGCGTTAGGTGGCGTTGTCCAAATGTTATCACCGCAAGCATCCGGTCTGGCTTCTAGACAGTCGCCAGAGAACACTCCTTCATATGCATTCGGTGGCCCGGTCAATACGACAGCGATGGGTAATCCGGTAGGTCTGCTATATGGCGAACGCGAAATAGGCGGCGCGATCATTTCGGCTGGTATTTATACCAACGATCAATAAAATCCCACACTTCTTTATAGCTACCTCCGGGTGGCTTTTTTTATGGGCGCAATATGGCTAATATCAAAGGAAAAAAGGGGGGTGGTGACAATCCCCGGACTCCGGTTGAGTCCCCGGATTCTCTACATTCTATTGCTACGGCAAAAATTCTTTTAGCACTTGGTGAAGGGGAGTTCGCTGGCGGTCTTACTGCAAAAGATATCTTACTTGATGGAACGCCTAAAGAGTCTGTCGACGGTACCGTTAATTTTCCCGATGTTACCTGGGAGTTTCGATCCGGTACACAGATGCAGGATTACATCCCGGGCATGCCTGCGGTCGAAAATGAAATCACTATTAATACGGCATTAAAAGCGACCCAGCCCTGGACGAGAGCAATCAGTAACACGCAATTGTCTGCTGTCCGGGTTCGTATCGGTGTGCCAGCCCTACAGCGGCAAACGGATGACGGTGATGTTGTTAACTATCGGGTTGAATACAAAATTGAACTCTCCGTTGATGGAGGAGGGTATTCGACCATACTGAATAGCGCGTTTGATGGTAAAACGACTTCGCTGTATGAGCGTAGCCATCGAATTGATTTACCGAAAGCCAGTACTGGCTGGCAGATTCGCGTTAGTCGTTCCACACCTGATAGCACGTCAAACCGAATAGCTGACGCAACTAATATCGCTGCATATTCGGAGATTATTGACGCCAAACTTCGGTATCCCAACACTGCGCTGTTGTTTGTTACGTTTGACGCTAAACAGTTTAATAATATCCCGCAAATCAGCGTAAAGGCTCGCGGCCGTATTATTCGGGTGCCGTCAAACTATGATCCGATATCGCGGGCCTATTCCGGTACGTGGGATGGCTCGTTTAAATGGGCCTATTCCAATAACCCCGCCTGGGTTTTTTACGATGTGTTGCTGACTGAGCGTTTTGGGCTGGGTGACCGTATATCGGCCTCTCAGGTTGATAAGTGGGAGCTCTACCGTATCGCGCAATACTGTGACCAGCCAGTGCCTGACGGTCGAGGCGGCAGTGGAACCGAGCCTCGTTTTCTGTGTAATATTTATATTCAGAGTCAGAATGAGGCGTTCATTGTTCTACGTGACCTGGCATCAATTTTCAGAGGCATGACTTACTGGTCAAACAATCAGGTTATCGCGATTGCTGATATGCCAGCAGCGAATGATGAGCGTAATTATATCTACACCCGCGCCAACGTCATCGATGGAAAATTCATATACTCAAGCGGTAGTGAGCGTGACCGTTACTCTACTGCAATGGTTTCATTCTCTGATCCAGATAATCACTATTCAGATGAACCAGAACCCGTATTTGAGGCTGATTTGGTTCGCCGTTATGGTGTTCGCCAGACATCAATCACTGCGATTGGCTGCACCCGTCGAACTGAGGCTAACCGCCGTGGTCGCTGGATACTACTGACCAACGCCAAAGACCGATTGATTACATTTGATGCGGGTCTGGATGGATTTATTCCTCAGCCAGGGAAGATCATCTACGTTGCTGACCAGAGTTTGTCTGGCCGCATTATGGGCGGGAGAATCAGTTCAGTGGCTGGTCGTGTTATCACTCTCGATCGCATCCCTGACGCTGTATCTGGTGATCGGCTACTGGTAAACCTGCCATCCGGTAAATCTGAAGGGCGCACCGTACAAGCTGTTAACGGAAAGCAGGTAACGGTATCTGCTGCATGGAGCATGATGCCAGAGCCAGAGGCGGTATGGAGTGTTGACGCTCGTGACGTAGCTATCCAGCAATACCGGGTAACATCGGTTAAAGATAACGATGACAACACATTTACCATTAGCGGCGTTTACCACAACCCGGATAAAAATCTGGCGATTGACTCTGGCGCTCGTCTCGATGAAAGGCCCATATCTGCTATTCCGCCAAGTGTTCAGGGACCGCCAACTGAGTTATCCATTACGAGTTATAGCCGCGTAGTTCAGGGGCTGAGCGTGGAAACTCTGAGGGTATCCTGGCTTGCACCACCAAATGCAATTGCCTACGAATGCCAGTGGCGTAAAAACAACGGCGATTGGATCAGCGTTCCGCGAACCCGTTCGCTTGGGTTTGAGATAGAAGGGATTTATTCCGGGCGTTATACGGCGCGAGTGAGGGCCGTTAACGTCAGTGATATTAGTTCTGTGTGGGCAGCATCAGCAGAAGTAGGGCTGACGGGTAAAGTTGGGGATACGCCAAAACCGGTTGGCTTTATGGCGTCTCAGAATATCGTTTTTGGTATAGAACTGAAATGGGGATTCGCTGAAAACACAAGCGACACACTGAAAACTGAGATTCAGTACAGTGCGACCGGGAACACTGAGGATGCAGTTCTGCTTGCTGATGTTCCGTATCCACAACATAACTATCAGCAGATAGGACTAAAAGGAGGGCAAGCATTTTGGTATCGGGCTCGTCTTATTGATCGTCTGGGAAATCAATCCGAATGGACTGAAATGATTCGTGGTGTTGCCAGTACAGACGCCAGCGATATTTTAGATTACCTGAAGGGCCAAATTGATGAAACCCATCTCGGACAGGAACTTAACGGAAAGTTAGGCTCAATTTCAGAGAACCAGGAGGCGCTGTCTCGAGCGACTATTGAGGCTCGATTGCAGCTTGAAAAAACTCAGCAAGAGCTGGACCAAAAAACAGCTTCATTATCTACTGATATAGATGGAGTTCAGGAGAATTTAAACCAGGCAGAGAAACAACTTCAAAGCAGTGTTGACCAGTTAAATGAAAAGTCGGTGGAGCTATCAGGCGATATTGATGGCGTTCGGAATGATTTAATAGAGGCAGAGGACCGGATACAGGGTTCTTTTAATGAGCTGGAATCGTCCACCTCTCAGTCTATTGATGATGTTCGTAACGATTTAACCGAGGCAGAAGGTCGGATACAAAGCTCTGTTGATGCGATTGATGAGGCAGCATATAAAACCTCTCAGTCCATTGACTCTATAAACAGGGCTAGCATTGAAGCACAGCTACAGCTTTCACAGACTCAACAGAATTTATCCGCCAGTTCAGAAAAACTATCGAATGATGTTTCTGATGTACGTAAAAATCTGGAATTAGCAGAAGCTGATCTTCAGGAAAAAATCGACGCGGTAACAGGCGGTAGTGATCAGGATATTGCGACGGTTATTTCTCAAATCGAAATCATTGATGAAGAGCAGAAAAAACAGGCATCAAAGGTTGATGCTGTTATTGCTCAGTCTGATGGCAATGTTGCTGCTATTCAGCGTGAGGAGCTGGCGCGTTCAGACGGTGATACCGCCCTGGGCAAGCGCATTGATGTGGTGAAAGCCGAAACTGAGGATGCGGCAGCTAAAATCGTTACGCTCACTGATGCGCAGGCGGGGCTGGAATCCTCTCAGGCGTCAATAGGTCAGTCACTGGAAGCGGTCACCCGCGCCCAGCTTGAGGGCTCCCTGAAACAGGAGGGGGACGTTCAGGCGCAGCGGGAAATCAGCGCCAGGCTGACCACATCCCAGCAGGTATTAACGGACGATCAGCAGGCGCTGGGCCGTCAGATAACCCAGATAGATACCAAATACGGCGATGCCACCGCGCAGTTGCAGGAGGAAACCAAGGCCTTATCGTCTGAGAATCAGGCGCTGTCTGGCCAGTTCACGGCACTGAGTGCGGAGGTGGATGCCAATGCTGCAACGGCGCGGGATCAGACCCAGGCGGTTGCCACGGATTTGGATGCTGAGGTTAAGCGCGTCACGGCCCTGAAAACGGATGTTGAGGGTAACACCTCATCTATTCAGCGAGAGGAGCTGGCGCGTTCAGACGGTGATACCGCCCTGGGCAAGCGCATTGATGTGGTGAAAGCCGAAACTGAGGATGCGGCAGCTAAAATCGTTACGCTCACTGATGCGCAGGCGGGGCTGGAATCCTCTCAGGCGTCAATAGGTCAGTCACTGGAAGCGGTCACCCGCGCCCAGCTTGAGGGCTCCCTGAAACAGGAGGGGGACGTTCAGGCGCAGCGGGAAATCAGCGCCAGGCTGACCACATCCCAGCAGGTATTAACGGACGATCAGCAGGCGCTGGGCCGTCAGATAACCCAGATAGATACCAAATACGGCGATGCCACCGCGCAGTTGCAGGAGGAAACCAAGGCCTTATCGTCTGAGAATCAGGCGCTGTCTGGCCAGTTCACGGCACTGAGTGCGGAGGTGGATGCCAATGCTGCAACGGCGCGGGATCAGACCCAGGCGGTTGCTACGGATTTGGACGCTGAGGTTAAGCGCGTCACGGCTCTGAAAGCGGATGTTGAGGGTAACACCTCATCTATTCAGCGAGAGGAGCTGGCACGTTCAGACGGTGATACCGCCCTGGGCAAGCGCATTGATGTGGTGAAAGCCGAAACTGAGGATGCGGCAGCTAAAATCGTTACGCTCACTGATGCGCAGGCGGGGCTGGAATCCTCTCAGGC